CTTCTCAGGGGGACATATTTAACACGGTGACCAACAAAGTTTGGTCTGCTGATGAAGGCGTGGCGGTACTGCCTGTTCACTTCGTGCAGAAGATGCTGGAGTTTGTACCAAGATCCGCTGGCGGTGGCTTTGAGGGAGAACTTTCTGCCGATAGTAACGATGTCAGACAGGCCGTTCGAGACAAAGATACAGGCATGGAAGTATTGCCTAACGGTAACGAGTTGGTTCGTACAGCTCAACACTACATCAAGATAATCCATGAGGATGGTTCTATTGAAAGCGCAATCCTGGATATGAAGAAGACGCAACTAAAAGTGTCTCGAAAATGGAATACCTTGATCGCCATGCAGAAGCACAATGGCTCAACCTTGCCGAGCTTTGCAAACTCCTACCGGCTTACGTCAATAGAGGACGGTAACGACAAAGGTAGCTGGTATTCTTGGTCTGTTAAACTGGGAGCTCCTATTCCAGATATGGACACCTATCACGAATGTAAAGAACTCCACATCAGCATCAAAAAGGGGGAGTTACAGCTTGCTGCAGCTCCAGCCGATTTGATGGTGGAGGATCAGTCCTCCTCCGAAGAAGTGCCGTTCTAGGTTGGGACTGCGGCCCTCTCGTCTGCACACGAGGGGGCCACAATTCTTATGGAGAATGTAGCAGAAATATTCCTTCAGTTATTTGGAGGCTATGGCAAGGCCCATGGACAGACAGCCGTTTTAGATCGTGCCAAGCACGGTAAGACACAGGCGAAGTATCGTATTGTCCATGAACCGTTGACCCTAGAGCTTGTTCAGAACCACTTGGACGGTAAGCTTGGTGTTGGGTCCATACCCATCGATGAGACCAGCCGTTGTTCTTTTGGTGCGTTGGACATTGATGACTACAACCTGGACCTCATTGCACTACTATCTAAGGTCAAAAGATTTAAACTTCCGTTGGTCGTTTGCCGATCAAAGTCGGGAGGAGCTCATCTCTTCTTGTTCCTGTCAGAAAAGGTTGCGGCTTCAGAAGTACGCGACAGGCTTGCAGAGTTTTCTTCAGCGTTGGGCTGGGGGAACTGCGAGATATTTCCTAAACAGGATGAGGTTCGAGCAGATAGAGGTGACGTTGGAAACTTTATTAATCTTCCATACCAGAACGCAAAGCACACTACACGTTATGCTTTGAAAGATGACGGTGACAGCCTCACCTTAAAACAGTTCTTATCTCTAGCTAAAAAGTTTCGTGTCTCAGCAAAAGATTTATTCAAAATAAAATTAGGGTCGGACAAAGGATTGCTTCCTGACGGTCCACCTTGCCTTCAACAATTGACAGAGTTTGGAACCCCAGAGGGTGGGCGTAATATGACGCTACTCAATGTCGGTGTTTACTATAAGCAGTCTTCGCCTAACGATTGGAAAGAGATGTTAGAGAAGCACAACCAAGATTACTGCAACCCACCATTACCGGCTCGTGAAGTTGTTCTCATACAGGAGCAACTTGATAAGAAGGAATACTTCTACACCTGCAAGTCTGAACCCATCCATGGTCACTGCAACAAGTCCCTTTGTCGGTCTCGCAAGTTTGGTATAGGTGACAACGCTCATGTTCCTGTCGGGGGATTGACAGTTGTTGAGTCAGAGCCTCCTGTCTGGTTTGTCGATGTAGATGGTTCAAGGCTAGAGCTTTCCACTAAGCAATTACAGATGCAGGTTGAGTTCCAACGTGCTTGCATGGAACAGATGTACAAGATGCCAGCTAGGATGAAGGAAGCGGATTGGAGAGACTTAGTAGATAACCTGTTGAGTGATGCGACAAGGATTTCCGTTCCAGAAGAGCTAACCCAGAAGGGTCTGTTCGTAGAACTTGTTGAGGCTTTTTGCACATCAAGGATTTCTGCACACAGTCCAGAAGAGATACTGACAGGTAAGCCTTGGACCGAGGAAGGACTGACATACTTCAAGCTTAGTGCGCTGCAGGAGTTTCTAAAGAGGAACGGTTTTACGAATTACACTCGTGGTCAGATAACAGAACGTCTCAAAGAAATGAACCAAGGCATTGAGGCTGACAGGACATATAGATTTAAAGACAACCGAGATCGATGGAAGTCGGTTCGTGTGTGGTTTGTGCCGGAGATGAATAGAGGTGAGGTTGATCTTCCAGATGTTACCTTTGAGTCAGAGGATCCACCGTTTTGATAAGCGAAACAATATTGGGACCTCCAGGAACTGGGAAGACGCAAACAAACTCTAACCGTATTCGTGATTGCATTGAGGAAGGTATCGACCCTGACCGAATAGCCTGTGTTTCATTTACCCGTAAGGCGGCTAAAGAAAGCAGAGAGCGCGTATGCAAAGATTGGAATATAGACGAGGGGAATCTACCTTTCTTTCAGACACTTCACTCCATGGCTTACAAAGCCGGAGGGTATAGCACCGGGGATGTTATCGGTGGGAAGGATATGAAGGCCGTGGGTGATGCAACTGGGATCATCTTTGGGGCAAAGAATTTTGATGTAGAAACAGACTTTGACACCTTGGGGGCTTCCAAGGGCGATAGCTACATGAACCTATACCACCTGTCTCGAAGCAAGGGCATCCCCATTGAGGAGATGTATCGTTTGCAAGCAGACTACAAGATAGACTTCTCTGAGCTAATGCACCTTGTTCGAGCTTATGAAAACTATAAGCAGACTTACAAGAAGATAGATTTTACAGATATGATTGAGAACTTTATCGCCTCTGATGTATGTCCTGACATAGAGGCTTTGTTTGTTGATGAGGCACAGGATCTCTCTACCCTTCAATGGAAGATGGTCGATGTACTCAGGAAGAAGCCTCGGCTACAGATATTCACTGGAGACGATGATCAGGCCATCATGAACTTCCAAGGTGCAGACGTTAAAGCTTTTCTAAACGCAACGGAGAAGAAGACTGTTCTTAATCAGTCGTACCGTGTTCCGGGGGCAGTGTGGGATCAGGCACAGTCTATCGTCAATCGCATAGACAACAGGGCTCCAAAGGATTGGTATCCTAAACAGGATGAAGGAAGCGTCAGGTATCATCAGAACATGTGGGACATTCCGATGCAAGAAGGCGAGTGGTGTCTCATGGCTAGAACCAACAGGATCGCCTCGTACTACGCCGACGAACTTCGTAGTGAGGGGTGGGTGTACAGTCGAAACGGTCACCCAAGCATTCCGCTCAAAACATATGAGGCCCTTACTGATTGGGAAAGTTGGTGCAAGGGAGCACCTATGCCGCCAGCTAAGATCAGAAACATCTACACGTTTATGATCGTTGGGGAAGGTTTTGTTAAAGGCAATGGTCCACGGTCAAGGAACTTGTTACTGATGAATGAAGAAGAATCGTACACGATGCAATACGCCAAAAACAATTTAGGTTTGATAATGGATGAGTCCCACAGGTGGCATAGAGCCCTGGGCAAGATAGACTTAGAAACAAAGAACTATGTTCTCAATGCACTAAGACGTGGGGACAACGTAAAAAAGCCCCGCATTAAAGTAAGCACCATACACTCAATGAAGGGCGGGGAGGCCGACAACATTATAGTTGTTCCAGATTTATCTTACGCTGCTCATAAAGAATACAACAAGACACCTGCAACGGAACATCGAGTTTTCTATGTAGCTGTTACAAGAGCTAAACAATCCCTTCACGTACTTTACCCCCAGACCGACAGGAACTATGTGCTATGAAACCAGAAGAAATATTAAACAAAGCTGCATCATTGGTTAGTGGAGATCGTGCCAAGCAGCATGGAGATTATTCTCTGCAACATAAAAGGGTGGCTGACTTGTGGAGCGCATATTTAAATACGCCCATAACAGCTCAAGAAGTAGCCTTCTGCATGGTTCTTTTGAAAGTATCTAGAGATGAACTAGGGGCTTTAAATACAGATGACGGAGTGGATGCTTCAGCGTATACTTCTATATGGGCAGCATTGGCTCAGAAAGATGCGTGAAGATTTATTTGACGAAAAGGTTTGGTCTCCACCTGATCATCTGCCGGACTTGTCTGGTGAAAAGATAATCTCTATAGATGTTGAGACGAAAGACCCTCGTTTAATAGACTTGGGGCCAGGTTGGGCAAGAGATGACGGCAAGCTTATAGGCATTGCCGTTGCGGCCTCTGGTTGGCAAGCCTATTTGCCGATAGCCCACGAAGGCGGTGGGAACATGGCGAAAGGTTTGGTGGTCGGCTGGCTCCAAGACCAGCTTGATCACGGTATGTCTGTGGTTTTTCACAACGCCCAATATGATTTGGGTTGGTTGTTATCAGAAGGAATTGAGGTAAAGGGTGCTATTCTTGACACTATGGTCGCCGCACCATTGCTGGATGAAAACAGATTCAGCTATTCTCTTAACGCTCTTGGTAGGACGTATCTGGGCGAAGGGAAGAAGGAAGAAGACCTGAGACGAGCCGCTAACCAGCATGGCGTTAATGCCAAAGCTGAAATGTGGAAGCTCCCGGCTGAAAGGGTTGCTTTTTATGCCGAGGGAGACGCAGATCTTACTCTGAAGTTGTGGCATGTTCTGCATAAGAAGCTGGGCGAAGATGGTTGCCTTGACATTTTGGAAATGGAGCTTGCTCTCCTTCCTCTTGTGTTTGAGATGAAGCGCAGAGGTGTCCGGGTAGATGTAGACAAGGCTGAACAAACGAAGAAATATCTTGTTTCAAAAGAAAACAAAATTCTGAAAGAGCTGTACCAAGAAACTAATGTTCACATTGAACCATGGAACGCGAAGAGCCTTGCCTCGGCCTTTGACAACCTTGGCTTGACTTACGAGAGAACACTTAAATCTGACGCTCCTAGTTTTACAAAGCACTTTCTTAAAACTCACGAACACCCTGTGGCAAGGAAGATACTAGAAGTAAGAGAGTACAACAAAGCCAACAC